ATTCAGTAGACCATCTGCTTCTAAAACATCTGGAAACACTACCCCGCTAGATCACTCTGCCAATAACACTAGTGGTACTGGGTTTTCTACTAATGCATCAATGGGTAGCGTGTACACATCGGTTGCTAACAGTAGTTGTACGAATACAATATCTATTCCTGCTAATTTGCCCAGGGGCACCATCTTCATCGTCAGTGCTGAGTCTAAATACTCAGGTACTACTCCACAAATCACAACGACAATAAATGGCGTTACCCGCGTGACAGACTTCTCTGGCAGCAACCCATCGGTGTGCAAGATTGGTAGCGTTGTTCCTGAGGGCACAACTTCTATTACTTGGGGTGTCAAGGCACCAGCCGGTACCAACTTTGCTCAATTCTCAAACGTCTATTGCCAGTTCGTATATCCAGAACAACCGTTTAGAGTAAAGCCAACGGGTTTTACGTCAGAGCCTTATTTGTATTGGGACTCGCTGAACTTCCTCAGAGGGGCCGCTATTCAATCTATTGAATCGGTTATTGAATCAAGCGGGGGTAATGCAACCATCCTTACCGTTCGCAAAATGGACACTCAGACAGCACTTACCGTATCAATTAGTGGAACCACCCTAGTCTACGACTATAGCGATTATACAGGATCAACCATCCTAACCACAAAGACCATTGAGTTGAATCGTCAATTTACCATAGGAATTCACATTGCTCAGTTGCTAACGAAGTATCCGCAGATGAGCCAATTGTTCTCTCAACCTGCATCTACTGAAATCCTGTTCGGCGGCGGTGAGGGGGTATCGTTTTCAGGTAAGGTGTATGGGGTCACATTCAATGATGGGTGGCAGACCCAACACTCACCCACCACATTTGTCGATGGCATAGCAGACCTCATGATGGACTCGTACACCAAGCCGATGCCGGTGGGAACCTACACATTGAAGTCAGTTACAGAATTTGGCAACTTTACACTTGACGTTGCATCCAGTGGGCATTGGCAAGAAACCATACCCGCTTCACTATTCACTAAGCGAGTGAGCAACGTAGTGGGCGAGAACGTGGATATGTTTGATTTCATTCAGGCAACAATAGGCAAGACTCGACCTACACTGCCAACGTCAAGTTATGAACAGATTACCTACCTTCAACTTCAGCAAAGGTATTGGGCCAAGACATACGCTGATCTACTGGCAGATTATGCGTCATACGCTGCGCTGTCAGAGGACAAAGAGTTGAACGAGCACGATATGCAGATTGATTACCGTCAACTCAGCCTTTTGTATCATGGGCAAGACTATACCAACCTTCTCAATGATCATGTAGACTATCAAGCGCTATCAGATATTAGAATCCCGGTATATGATCGGTCGCACACAGATGTGCAAACGTGGGCGGCACTGCATCTACTTACCGACTCTCCTACAGACTATACACTCAGGGAGCCGCTGCCGGTTGATGGAATGACAACGGTGTACCTGGACAACGACAATAAGCGACAGTTGATTCAAGACGGGTATGCGATTGTAGTTCCATACCAGGATCAATCTCAATATGCACTAACGTTCTATCATGTATTGACCTCTCAAGGCGTCAGGTCTACCCCCGTCAAGTTGAAGAGTTTTGAGTTAACGTCATGGGCCTCAGATGCTACGAAGTGGACTGCTATCGGAACCCAAGAGGGGAATGAGGTGTACCCATATCATCACAATGGTTCGTATTACTTGATGGATTACCCCAACGTGTTTGAAACTACTAAACGAGGATTCAATTACCTGTATAAATCAAATAGAAGTGGATACAAGCCAAAGGCTCAGATTCTGCCGGGGTACGATTCAGGCTTCGCTATGCGCTGGCACCGTAAATCGAATGCCATTGCAACTCGTCAAATTGCAGGGGTAAGCATGATGTTGTATTCTGAATACCCAGTACTTAGCGAGTTTAAGGTGGCAACATTAGAGGTTGGTGCTAACGTGGTGTTTCACATCTATGCTAAGCCGCTAGGTTCACGATACACGTTAGAGGCAAGGGATGCATCTGGCCAGCCGCACACAAATATCCAATGGTATATGTCAGGCAAGTTGGCGGTCAATCCCATGATCCATGTTGGAGAATGGTCACTGGTACAGATTTCACTTACCACACCATACGACACTCAGAACGAAGTGGCATATTTGAGATTAGGTGGGAGATTGTCTTATGACAATATCACTATTCATGGACGACTCAATGCAAGCGTTCGTGGTACTGCTGTTTATCGCCGCTGGGAGGAACTTGGCATTGACGATTGGGACTATTGGAGAACGCCAGGTGGAGATTATGACGCCACATGGCGGCAGTTGTACGATCTTGGTAGCGTTGTTGAAGTGGATATTGAACGGGCAGAAATGGCCGACCTGTTGACTGGAATTGCGCCACAGGCAGAGTTTGCGGCCTCCGTTGGTACCAAAATGCACGACGTATTCGTTGTGAGAGATATCGAGTGGGCTCCAATGGGCGTTATTACCAAATAGTATGGTACAATTGGCTCATGGGTAAAGTGCGTGTACAAAGAGTTGAAAACGATGCAGATTATGGATTGTATCTATGGAAAAAGCCAGACGGCAAGTTTTTCAAAGATGACGATGGTAACTATTTGAATGTGCAGTCATTGCGTGGCGACATTTCAAAGATGACTTTGATTAGTCAAGCCGCTGCGTACTACGGACAGCCTGAGGGCAACCCATACTTCCTGGCCGGTGGAGCGCGTGCCACCGATGAAGAGTACTCCGAGCAAGTTGATCGACTAAAGCAAGGCTACATTCCTTCTCTCAATGATGTTGGGGCTGTCATGGACGCAAAGCGCGGGGCAGCCCAGTATGGTGACGCCGAGTGAGTAATTGGTGGGTAGATGAAGACGGCAGTTATGTCGTTTCAGGAGTCAAGGCGGGTAATGAAGTAAAAGAAGCCGCTAAAACTCATGATGTATTCATGACTAAATGGTCTGATATCAAAGACGATCTAACTGGTCTGTCACCAAACTTTAAGCGTCGTGCTACTAGACTTGAAAAGCGAGACGGCTCCACTGCCATTACTACTGAGCAATCATATATTACGGCATACGGCATGTTGGACGTTATCACCCCACCATATAGCCTTGATGAACTTGCACGATATTATGAAACGTCGTTTGCTAACCATGCGGCTGTAGACACTAAAGTAGCAAATATGGTTGGTCTAGGGTACCATTGGGAGTTGTCTGCTGATGCAGTATCAAAAGTAGATGCTAAAGAAACTGATAAGCAGCGTCAGGCCGCACGCAAGAAGATCGAACGCCTTAAGGTGGGCATGGACTCGCTATTCGATGACTTCAATGACTCTGAAACGCTAATGACTATTCTTGAAAAGGTCATTACAGACACAGAAGCCACAGGTAATGGATACCTTGAAATTGGCCGGAAGTCAAATGGAACCATTGGTTATGTTGGGCACATTCCATCACTGACTATGAGAGTGCGTAGATTACGCGATGGATATTGCCAAATCATAGGAAGGCAAGTAGTATTCTTCCGTAACTTTCAAGACGATGCTCCGAATCCGGTAACAAATGACCAGAATCCCAATGAAATCATCCATTTCAAACTGTATTCTCCACTGAATACGTACTACGGAGTACCTGACACCATTGCCGCTGGGCAAGCAATAGTTGGCGATCAGTACGCTAATCAGTATAATATCGACTTCTTTCAAAACAAAGCGGTGCCGCGATATATCATTACTGTTAAGGGTGCTCAACTCGATCCGCAGTCTGAAGAGAAGTTGTTTAGGTTCCTTCAAACTGATTTGCGTGGTACTAATCACCGAACACTGTATATTCCGCTTCCGCCAGATAATGAACAAACTAAAGTGGAATTCAAGATGGAGGCCGTTGAGAACGGTGTGCAAGAAGGGTCGTTTGAAAAGTATCACAGGCAAAACAGAAACGACATTCTGACAGCACACCAAGTTCCATTGTCTAAGATTGGTATGTCTGAAGGTGGCGCGGCAGAGGCGCTGGCTAGCGATAGAACGTTCAAAGAGCAGGTAGCCAGACCACGGCAGCGCCAAATAGAGAAGATGCTCAACAAGGTGGTCAAAGAATTCACCGACGTATTGGTACTCAAACTCAATGAACTAACGTTGACGGACGAACTTGCTCAGGCGCAAATTGATGAGAAGTATCTGCGCAACAAGGTATTCACTCCCAATGAGGTGCGTGAGAAAGTTGGTAAACCACCAATTCCAGGTGGGGATGAGGTCATTGAATTGACTGCCAGGCAAAATGCTGATGCTGCAAATCAAGCGCGGGGGGATGATTCTCGTGCAATTGATAGGGAAAATAACTCGTCTGACTCCCCCACTACAGTAGCCGGAAGGAACCCACAGGGCAGCGGCCCAAAATGACAAAATACTATGGTATAATGTTCCTGGGAGGAACGCTTGTACGAGACTAATTATTCCGTAGAAGACGACGAACTACGTCTGTCTCTGCCGGTCAGCAAAGTTGATGTCGAACGACGTACAGTGCATGGTTTTGCCACGCTTGACAATCTAGACAAGCAAAGCGATATCGTTCCCCTAGAAGCCAGTATCAAGGCTTTTCAGAATTTCCGTGGCAATATTCGTGAGCAACACG